GGATCGTTTGGATCAACAACATGAACTTCCAAATCGGGTGTTGCTGTAATTTTTTCGCTTTTTTCTGGTAATCTTTGATCTGCCATTATTGAAATATATAGTTTTCATCATCCCCTTGGAAAATGTAATTACTTGGTTCTTTTAATGCTTGTGTTGCTAGTATTCCATAGCCTAAAATTTGACCACTAAAGGTTAATAAACCATCAGCCGAACTACTTTCACTTAAATTAACAATATAACCTTGTCCACCCTCTGTAAAGGTTGTACCGGTATCAATTATCCAACTTATTAACTCCCTTCGCCTTTTTAAGATCCTTAATATATCTAAACTCGCTTTTGTAGGAGATCCAAAATTTGATTCTATTTGAACACCAGAAAATGAAATTGAATAACTTTGTGTTAATGGCCTACCGGTTTTCCATCCCTTATTATCTGCTGTGGTGGTGTTTAGCATTTCAACCGATTCTTGAAATGAATTATCAGTTAAACACGCAATTGGAACTTTTAACCCATCAACTAAAATGAATAAAATTTGATCACTACCATTAAAAAAAGTATCTGCCATATTGTAAATATACAATTAAATCAACATATATTGTTTTGATAAAAGTTAACCCCTAATTAAAGGTTTTACCACTTTCGCACCTTCTAAAATAGGCCCAGAAACAGAAACATCATTGTCAATATTATCTTGAAAAATACGTTCATATTCAACCGATATTAAATTTCTGCTTAAATCATAAGAATATTTTACAGTCATAAAACGGTGTAATTTTACCGGGTTTTGAACAGGAAGACCAATTTTGTCAATTTGAATAACCGACAAATAAGGCAAGTAACCATAAACACCACCGGAAAAAGTTAATGAATTTCCGCTTGATATTTGTAGCCTATCCCTTACCAACCAATTTAATAAAGGAAACCTATCTTTTATATTTATGGTTCCATTTACTGTTTTTTTACTCCAATATATTGTGTTTCTAGTCTGAAAATCCTCAATTGATCCGTTATAAATATCACTTTCATTATCACCAACAAAAATATCTTCTGCCTTTTCTACAACTGCTGCAACACTCCTTTTTCGCCTATCTGGATTATCTTGACTTCTAACAGCCGTAAAAGATTCCCCTTCCACATTTAATTGTTTGGCTTTTATACTAAAGCTGTTTAATCTTACAAACCAATCATTAATATTTGTGGGAGAACCCTCGTAAAATTCTGGTAGTAAAAAAGTAACGGACAACACCCCACGAACGGGGCAATCTTGACAAACCACGTTTGAAGATGCAATACCTTCACTTACATTTTCGCCCTCTATTAAAAAAAGATTTGTTTTTGCGAAATCAGTACCCCATTTGGGTGTACTTTCATTGTTTAGATAATATGTTGGGTTTCCATCAATACTTAATATACTTACAATTATCTCTTGCCTTGTTTTATGCGGCTGGTTGGTGGGTGGGCCACTATAACCACTGATTTTATATTTTGCCTCACCACTTATTGTTAAAATGTCATTTCTTGAAACATATTGGTATTGCACACTTCTAATGGCTTGTTTGTCCTCACTTCCAATTTGAGGTTTAAAAATAGGTGCATAACCACCCCTTACCGGAGAATAATCAACATAATCTGGCCCACCATAGGGATAACTTAAAATCCAATCATCAATATTTCCATCGGTATCATTAAACACCAAATTACTGTTTAGCATTACACTTTCAACAAAACCATATTTATAAAGCACTTTGTAACCTCCTAAACTTGGCTTATAGTATTTTTGTTGGTTTGCGTTTGCGTGGTGTGGGTAAAAATTATTTATTTGACTGCCCAATGTAAAAACACGATCAAGACCTACCGAAGAACCAGCTAAAACCCCGTTAAATAAATATTCGTCATAATCAATTGCAATTTCTTTTGAAAAATAATCAATCAACCTTACAATGTTCCAAACTCCATCTTGTTGGGTTAAATAGGCTCCATACTTTTTAAGCAAAGACTCCAAAACTTCTTTTGCATTAAACGGGCTTGCTTGGTTGTCTGTTTGCTTAAACCTATCTGAATTGATAAATGTTTCTGTAATTGGTTTTTGTAATATAGTAGGTGCTAAACCTTCGGAAACTGAAAAATAAATATTAAAATTATAAATTCTAAAGTTTATTTCTTGCCCTGTGAAACTTAAACACCTTGCCAAAATATCCAATTCCTTCATTGAACCACTATAAGGAAAACCATCATAATCAATAAAAGAAGTGTTTTCAAGATACCCTAAACCATCAATGGCCTGTATGTTTAAAATCCAATAATCGTTTACATAAGACTCCAAAACCCCATCGGGTTTAACAAAACCCCTCCAATGAATATTCCCATTTCTGTACAATATTACCGGTAATTTTGCATCACCTACCGTTTCAACTAAAAAAGCATAATAAGAAGTATCATTTGAGGCTTCAAGTTCCATTTTAAGCGTTGAACCCCTTAAAATATCCATTGTTTTTGTTTTTGGATAACTTAAAGTGGCTCGCCCTTGTACCGTTCTTTTTGTACCCTCAAAATCTGGATCGTTTATTTCAATCCTATAAACGTTTTCTTCCGTGTCTGTAAAATTTACCTCAATTCGTGTCATTATCCGGTTTGGATTAAATCATTATTCCCACCCCTTAAATTACCAAACGAGGTATTATTTAAAACTCCAATTAATTTATCACCAGCAATTTCAAAAACAACCCTACCCTCAAAACCTTCACCATTATTTGTTGAATTTGAAAATTGGCTAGTTGTGGAAACACCACCACCAGCACTTGAACCGGCACCGCTTGAAGTTCCGGCCGTTCCTTGCTCTACTCTTGAACTAATCGCAGAACCAGCCGCCTTTAATGCCACACCAATTGCAATTGCAGCCGTACCGGCTAGAATAGAAGTTGGCCCACCAATTATGGTTGCCACATCAAGTTCTCCTTTTATTACTGCTAAAGTTCCATATTTTATAAGTAAGCCCCCAAGATCAGAAATAAAATCACCTAAAGTTGATAAAATACTATTCCCAGCCGCTTGTAATACATTACCTCCACTTGCTAAAGCCTTACCAATTGAACTGCCTAAATTTCCAAATCCTTGAATTGCTGCACTTTGTTGAAGTGCTAATAATTCACTTTCAAAAGTTACTGTTTTTTCTTTTATGTTTTTATACCCATTGTCAGCTGCGTCAGCTATTCCATCGTATTTTTCTTTTTCTTGGGCTATAATTAGTGCGTTATTTTTAGCCCTTACTTGTTTTATTGCCTCTGTATTTTCATTTTCCAGAATAATAAGTAAATCGCCATCATCCTTGGCAAGTAATTTCTTTTTCTCATACTGTGATTTTAGCAACAATAATTCTGCTGCAAATATCGCTTTTCGTGCTTCAAGGGCTTCTTCTGGTGAAGCTGCCGTTCTTAAAACATCGTTTAAATCTGAAATTGCTAATTTTATATTTGATATTTCAACATCAAAATCTTTTGAGGATTCTTTTATGCCAATTTCAAGGTTTGATAATTTTAACCCAGCAATTATATTAGCCGTTTTTGCAATTTTTAGATCTAACTTGTCTAAATCCTTTATAATATCACCGGTTAAGAAATCTTCCGGCACAATTGCATCTTTTAATGATTTGGTGTATTCCTTTAATTTCTCACCTAATTTTGGAAGTTTTATATTATCAAAGGCAATAACTGCTTTTTTAACTCCATCCGCTAAATCAGTACCCAAAAATTTATCTGAAAATTCAGCAACTTTTGAGAATAAAATAATAATTGCCGTTACAACCTTTTTGGATGCCTTTTGTAATAACTCAACACCTTTAGCCGCCCCAATAAAAGGTGCTGCCAATACATCAACTAAAAAATCAGAAACTTTTTTGTAAATCTTTTGCTGTTTATCGGCCCCCTTTAAACTTTCTTTTAAAACATCCCTTTGTAATTTTAACTTTTCCAACAAAGTGCCTAACTCCGTTATTTTTAGCTTATTTATTTCCCTTTGACTTTTACCGGCTAGTTTATTTACATTATCAGAAGCATTTAAAATGGCTAGTTTTTTTTCTTGGGCTTCAACCTCTTTTTCAACCGATATTAATTGCTCTTGAAGTTGTTTGTTAACCCCGGTTAATAAGCCCTTAATATCTCGCCAATAAGTCAAAATAGCCCCTAGGGCCACCACTAAAGCCCCAATCCCGGTTGCTAATAAAGCTAATTTTAAAGCCCTTGCACCTACCACACCAGCTAAAAACGTTTTTGTGAGTGCCGCCCTTGCTTTATCAGCACTTCCAGCGTATGCAATCATATCCCTACGTGCGGAAACGCTAAATTTGGAGGCTTTTTGGGATGTTTTGCCTAGTTTATCGCTTAATCCTTTTACAGAATCGGTTGCCTTTTTAAAACCATCAACAAAACCCTTTGTTTTTAATCCAAGCGTTACAAAAAAATTACTATCTAATGCCAATTTGTTTCATTTTAACTTGTTTCAAATACCTTTCTTGGGCCGCTTTAAACGCTTCAAACTGCTTTTCGTTGATCCTATTGTTATTATCAGATCCATCAACAAACGGCAATACCATCAAATCTTTTAAACTCTTTGGAATTGACTTTGGGGAAATATTAAAAGCCCTTATTGCCATAAAACCAACAAATCTAAATTTAGCCCAACCCCATTGCTCTTGTCTTTTGTATGCGTATTCCCGAATGCTAAATTCGGCCAATGTCATATCATAAACTTCTTCAATGGTTTTTACACCCAATTCACCAAGGGCAAATGAAATAAAATCAGCTTGAAAATTTACTTCTTTACTGCTTTTCTTACCTTTTTTTTTACCGTTTCTTTTGGCAATTTAGAATCCATTGAATTTGTCAAACCATCCAAAAATGTTAAAACCGTTTCACTTTCCAAACCTCCATCTTCATCAATCCATTCAATTAAATGAAATTTATTAAAAGCTGGTTTTACATCGTTTCTTACATAACCATAAAGCAATGAGTAATACATTAACTCTGGTATTGTTTTAAACGGGTTTGTGCTAATATCGGTTTCCAATGATTCCAAAGTACTGTTTGTATTTTCAACAAACATTCCTAAAAATCCTAAACCAAAATAAAAAGTGCGTTGTTGCCCTCCTAAAACAATTTTTACTGTTTTTTTGTTAATCATAATTTTCTGTTTTTAAAATGTTACTATGGTATTAAATCTACTAATGAAATATCACCACTTCCAGAAATTGTAACACTAAAAGTCGTGTTTTCCCCTCCCGTTGGTGATTCCATTGCTAAATCTGTAATAAAACCCTCACCAAAATATTCGGTGTTTGTAGCCAATCCTGTATCAACTTTCCAATTCACCTTTGTTTTTGATAATTGTAAGGCCAATAATTTATCGTGCGACTGCTTCAATTCATCCCCCGTAGGTGCTCCAACCCCGGTATCAATATACAGCCCATCACCACTAATTGAATAATCAAATGTACCGGCAGTTTTTATAACCTCACCCGGATCACACTTTGTTACCACCTCGTTCACCCCTAAAGTGGATGAAAGTGAATTACTTGTTAAACAAGCCATTGGCTCGTATGCCGAGGTTGCTGTGTTGTAAACATATAATATGTTCTCATCTCCTTTAATAAATGTACTCATGGTATTATCTTTTTTTATTATTATTCAAATTTACTTATTTTATTCTAATTTCTAACCTTAAAAATTTACGGAACAAAGATCCGTTTTGAAGTGGTGTTGTTAAATCACTTGGAAAACTCATTAATTGATTATCAACCACCAAACCACTTCCAGATAAATCTAGGTTTGTTTGTAGTGATTGCCTTAAAGCCTCCAAAATATTGTCTGCCAATAAACGGCTGCCAACATTTGAAACAGATTTGTAAATAGTGCAAACCTCCAACAATATATCCGATTCCCAAAAATTACTACACTTATTGTAAGAAACATCGCTTGATTGAGTAGTCATAAGCACATAGGCCTCTTTGTTAGTGCCAACACTTGTATATCTTGAATCATATACGTTAATAGTCTTGTTATCTACAATAGAGCCGTTAAAAGCGTTAAAAATGGCTTTTCTTATAAATGGATCTGGTATTGGTTTATTCATTACTTCTTTAAGTCTTTTAACAATGCTGTTATTTTAGCAATCAATTCAGCCCTTCCAAATTTAAAGCTGGGCCACAAAAAAGGATTTGCATAAATACCTTTGTTTAAAATTGTTACAAAAATAGGATAGGCCGCTTCATCTGGTATTCCCTTATTCCTACACCATTTTTTTATTTCTTCAAGTCCATTTTCCCAACTTTCCCCTGTTTTGCCTTTAAATTTAGCCGCTAATTTTTTAAAGTCTTTAGGTATGTAAGTTCTTACACCCGTTCCAAATTCCACAAAAGCCGCATAATCTTTATTATTTCCAATTTTGTATTCGTTTTCATCAACAGCTTCAATCGCCATGTTTTGTCTTAATGCCCCTTTATCTACCGGAGCCAAAATTATCGCTTGTTGCAAAGTTTCATTTGCCACTTGTTTCAATTCTCGTTGTGCTTTTTTTATAATATCTGGCCCAGCATTTTCCAACTGCTTTTCAAGCAATTTTAATTGTTTGGTATTTACTGTAAAACTATTCAATGCCAAAAATCTCTTTTGCTGTTAAAATTTGTTGAACGTGCCTAAAGCCTTTTCTTTTAGCGTCTAAAATAGAAAAAGTATGCTCACCATATTTCAATGTGTGTTTCTTTGGCTCAATAATCAAATTTTTATCATATCTCAAAGTGATCTTAAAGGTATTTGCAAAATCTGTTACCCCGGCTTCCGTTTGGTAGCTATTGCCTCCCATATCATCAATAATAGCCCACCGAACTGAAACAACTGTACTTTCAGTTGTATTGCCTCCAAATCCATCGGGTGTTATTACACTTTCTAAAATGGAAACCTTTTTTTGTGCCTTTCTTGCTTCAAACATATTAAAAAACAAATCTACGTTCCGGGGCCAATATAGCCATTACACTACTTGGAATATACCCTTTTATTACTGTTTCACTTTCTGAACCATAAAACCACAATTTGACTGTTTCTAAAATAGCGTATTTAAAAATATCTTTTACTTGGCTAGTTTCAGTATATCCAATATTTGCTTCAAGTTGATCTAAAGAAGATATTGTTCTTGAATAAATGCTGTATAATTGTTGGCTTGATACACTAAACCCACTTGTTTCAACAATTGAATTAACCGGGTATGCGTACATTCGTATTAAACCCCTTTCATTAAATTGAAATGTTTTTGTTTGTGGTTTTAAATAATGTTGTGTGTAATTTTCTACCAAATTACAAGCAGAATTAATAAGCATCGTAATTTCTGAATCGGTTTCGGTTATATCATCATCAACCCTTAAAAAAAGTTTAGCCTCCGATAATGGAACTAAATCAGTATAATCAACAATTTGTGCCATTTACTTTTTTTCGATTTTAGCTTTTGAGCCGTTTTTGTTTTCTTTTTTCGGGGTGGCTTTTTTCTTTTTAGGTTTTTCAGCCTCCAAATAAACCTTTAAATCAGTTCTAGTTCCCGTATATTCTTGCCCCTTTTTGTAGTTTTTCTTTTCAAATCTACAATAAAAACTGTTTATCACTTTTGGCATAACTTAATATTTTTGATTTGTAGTAAAAGTACAAAAAAAAAAAGGATTACAAGTTTTCACCCGTAACCCTTCAAAAACAGAAAATTAAGAAATTAATCAAAATTCATTGTAAATATAAAAAAACCCTCCCAAAGTTATCACACTTGGAAAGGTTTTTAACCTAAAAAACAAATCAACAAAAATTACACTGCAATGAAATCTCCAAATATTAAGGCATCTGGCTGCTCCACAGTTAATGTTACTTGTGCTTCAACTCTAGCTGTAAGGTTGTTTTTTCTGAAATTATCAGAATCATCTTCACTTACCGCAAAAGTAAATCCTTCTGTTACCGGTTTACGTACTCTTGACCAATCGCCAACAAAGTATTTGTTTGCTGATAACCATGTTGCCATTTTAACAGCCACACCATTAACCCTTAACACTCCATTGTCAAATGTTACAATACCGGGCAATCCATAACCAGCACCACTTGATTTTTCAGTAATCATAATGTCGTACCAATCAGTTGGTGTAACAACAATACAATCAGCCATGAAATCATTTGACGCAAGTTCAGCCAATTCAGCAATAAGCATTTCAATTTTGTTGCTATCTGTAATAACTTTTGTACTAGCTGTGGCCTCTGCCTCCAAAATAGCGTTAAAAGTTGCATTTTCGCCCCTCATGTAATCTCTACGTAAATCAATACCCAAAGTATTCTCTAAAAATGGTAAGTTATTACGCATTTTCTTAGAGTAAACGGAGAAACCAGCAATGTAGTTCGTGTTAGCATCAATCATAGCATAATCATACTCCAATTGATTCTTTGTGGCTCCCTCAATTGGTTCACCAACTGAACCACTAGCCAAGGTAGAACGTACATAAGTATAAGTACCCCCGGAAATTGGAATTGTAGATGCTAGATCTTCAACGTTTACCATTTGGGCTGGCCTTTTTACAACATCAAAATTGTAATCTCTTGGTTGATCCCCGGTAAGTGCGTTTGCCAATGTCATGTCCTTCACCTCCATATTAAATGGAACCGATTTAGTAACAGTCGAAATGGCTTTAATGTTCTTTGTAATCAAACTAGCTATATTAGCATCTTTTGTTTGAACATTGTTTTTCAATTTCAAATCCAAACTATCAAGGTGTTTTTGTTGCACCTCTTGAAGTTCTTGCATATTTTTCACCTCTAACTGTGCGGCTTCAAGTTCTTGTTTTGACTTTGTTTCCAATGCCTCAACTTTGGTTTTCAACTCTGCATCAAAAGATTCTTTGAAACCTTCTAAAAGTGTTTTTGTTTCGAGCGTATTGGCCCCTTTCAATTTTAATTCTAAAGCGTTCAACGCTTCTGTTAATTTAATATCCATTGTATTTTTTTTTAATGGATTAATAATTGTGTTTTACGGCTTGTTAATTTACTAAAGTGGTTTCCCGGCTTTACCATAACAAGTGTTTTTTCAAATGTACTAATTTATTTTTAAACT